TTACGCTCAGTCTGAGGTGGGCCTGTGGTACTTGGAAAAGGGCGTGACGTTCACTTGCCGGGTCAGCGTACCGCCAGACAGCCACCGCTTTGTTGGACAGGTCACGGTCGGGTGGGCAGAGCCACCAACAGACATTCAACAGGTAAAATTCATGCTGGAGATTGCCAGCGCCATGCTAACCAAAAGGGGTAATTGATGGCACAGTTTGAACCCGCCTTTGAGCTGATGATGCAAGACGAGGGCGGCTACGTCCTCCACGACGTTCCCGGCGACACTGGGGGCATGACCTACGCTGGCATTGCCCGGAACAAGAACCCGCAGTGGCCCGGATGGGTGCTGGTGGACAAGAATGAACTTGGAGCCGCTACCCCTATGGTGCGTGATTTCTACCGCGCCGAGTTCTGGGACAAGATGCGCGGCAACGAGATCAACAACCAAGATGTGGCCAACACCATCTTCAACTTTGGCGTGAACGCTGGCATGGGTATGGCCGTCAAGCTGGCGCAGCTTGTGGTGGGAGCCACACCTGACGGCGGTATTGGCGCCAAGACCGTGGAGAAGCTGAACCAGATACCTGATGGCCAGCGGTTCAAAGAGCAGTATGCTTTGGCCAAGATTGCCCGGTACGTTGAGATTTGCAACAAGAACCCCGTGCAGGTCAAGTTCCTCAAGGGCTGGCTGAACCGCACACTGAAAGGTCTGAAATGAGCTTACTCGGCGTTGGATCAATTATTGAGGCGGTTGGTAAAGTTGCCGGAGACCTCATCACCACCGACAAAGAACGGCTGGAGATGGAGGTCGAGCAGCGCAAGCTGGACCTTGAGGAAAAGCGCATTGACCAAGCCACTGACCTTGCCCAGATTGAGGTCAACAAGATTGAGGCTGCAAGCTCCAGCGTCTTTGTTTCTGGCTGGCGTCCTGCGATTGGCTGGATTGGCGTTGCGGCTATGGGCTACCAGTTTCTGGCCTATCCATTGTTTCAGTGGGGCTGGAAGTGGGCGCAGGCAGGGGGCTGGATTCCCACGGGTCTGGAGCCGCCACCTGTGCTGGACGCCGACCAGCTATGGGTTATCTTGTCGGGTATCCTTGGCATCGCCGGAATGCGGTCGTTTGAGAAGACCAAAGGCGTTGCCACCAAATAAAGGTTACACATGAGCCCTGAACTACAAAAGTATTACGAAGCCAGATTTGACCTGTTCTCCCAGGATGGCTGGCTTGACCTGATGGAAGACGTAGAGACAATGTTAGACGCGATGAACAACGTCTCTACCATTGCGGATGAAAAAAGTCTACAATTTCGCAAAGGCGAGATTTCTATCCTGACTTGGCTGAAAACCCTGAAAGGGGTCAGCGAACGAGCATACGAGGATTTGAATGAAAAGAATGTTTGAATTTGCCTGCGATTGCGGGCAGCGCACTGAGGCACTGGTGGATTATGAGACCACCAGCGTGCAGTGTGGGTGTGGGGGGCTTGCCCACCGCACCATAAGCGCACCGAAGTTCAACCTTGAAGGTTGGTCTGGTCACTTTCCCTCCGCTTACGGGCGGTTTGAGAGCAGACACACCGAGAAGTTGAGCGCCGAGCGCAAAGCCAACTCATAAGCGCCCAGCGCCGAGTTGATTATCCTACAACCATTTTGGCAGGAACATAAATATGTTGATTGACAATGAATCTGAGCCGCTAGGCGAACTCGAAATTGAAGAAGCTAAGATTGACACACCTGAACTTCCTGAGAAATACAGGGCCAAAAGTTTGGAAGAAGTTGTACGGATGCACCAAGAGGCTGAAAAGCTGATTGGCAAGCAGGCCCAAGAGGTCGGCGAAGTCCGTAAATTGGCTGACGAGTTGCTCAAGCAAAACCTCGGGTCTAAGCAGCAGCGTATTCAGGAGGAAGAACCTGAAGTTGACTTTTTTGAGAACCCTCAAAAAGCAGTTCAATCGACCATTGATAGACATCCCGATGTTGTTGCGGCCCGCCAAGCTGGCCAAGATTTCAAACGGATGCAGATTCAGCAAAAGCTGGTGCAGGATCACCCCGACTACTCCCAAGTGGTCAATGATTCTGAGTTCCAAAACTGGGTGAAGTCTTCACCCGTGCGCCTGGGACTCTACGCAAAAGCCGACGGTGAGTTTGACTATGATTCGGCGAATGAATTGTTGTCCACCTTCAAGCAACTTCGTGGCGTCAAGGCTAAGGAATCCGATCAGGCGAGTACCGCTGCACGGACCAAGAGCATGAAAGCCGCGCAAGTCGATGTGGGTGGATCTGGCGAGAGTTCAAAACGAGTCTATCGAAGGGCCGACCTCATTCGTCTCAAGATGACAGACCCGTCAAGGTACGAAACACTGAGTGATGAAATCATGCAGGCGTACTCTGAAGGGCGTGTTCGATAATTTAACTTTGGAGCTTTTAACATGGCAAACACCGCTTTTTCCCCCACCAATTCGGTAACCACCACCTCCGCAGCGAACTTCATCCCAGAAATCTGGTCTGATGAAATCGTGGCTTCTTACAAGAAAAACCTTGTCTTGGCCAACCTGGTCAAGAAGATGTCTTTCAAAGGCAAGAAGGGTGATACCGTCAACATCCCTAGCCCAGCCCGTGGCAACGCCTCGGCCAAAGCCGCTACTGATGCCGTGACTCTGATTGCAGAGAGCGACACCATGATTCAGGTGCTCATCAACAAGCATTTTGAATACAGCCGCTTGATCGAAGACATCGTTGAAGTGCAATCCCTGACATCGCTGCGTTCCTTCTACACAGAAGACGCTGGCTATGCCTTGGCTCGCCGCCTCGACACTGACTTGGTTCAGTTGGGCCGCGCTTTCAACGGCGCTACCATCGGCACTGACGACTACGCAACCAGCGCCAGCTCCACAAAGGCTTTTGTTGGTTCGGACGGCACCACTGCCTACAACAGCACCAGCTCCAACGCTGCTGCTTTGACTGATGCTGCTATCCGCCGCACCATCCAGCGCCTGGACGACAACGACGTTCCTATGGACGGTCGTTTCTTCCTGATCCCTCCTTCGAGCCGCAACACCCTGATGGGTCTGGCCCGTTACACCGAGCAAGCGTTTATCGGCAACGGCGACGCTATCCGCAACGGTGAAATCGGTCAGTTGTACGGTATGGCTGTGTTCGCTTCTTCCAACGCCGACACCGGCGCTGGTAACACTGCGACTGACCGTATCTGCCTGATGGGTCACAAGGACTCGATGGTGTTGGTTGAGCAGATCGGCATCCGTTCGCAGACTCAGTACAAGCAGGAATACCTCGGTACCCTGTTCACTGCTGACACCCTGTACGGCGTGAAGGCTCTGCGCACTGCGGCGTCTTCATCGGCTGCTAACGCATCCGGCGCTTACGCTTTGGCTGTTCCAGCCTAATGAATAGCCCCCGGCCACAAGCTGGGGGCATCTTTTTCTAGGAGATTCAAATGGCTGCTGCATCCGCAATCACTTCCCGTCGGGGAAATGACCAATTCCGAGGTATCTTTTCGGATACTTGGGCTGTTACCTGCACTTTGGACTCGGCCTCTGTGGCTGACCAAGCTGCGGCTACCGACACCGTGGCTGTCCCTGGCGTTGCTTTGGGTGACATGGTTCTCGGCATGTCGGCTGGCGTGAGCGAGGCTGGCGTTGTTCGCCGCGCCTACGTTTCTGCCGCCAACACTGTCACAATCGCCACCACCAACACCACTGGCGGCGCTGTTGACTTGGGGTCTACAACCATTGATTTGGTCATTGGCCGCATGGTCTAAATGACAGGGGGGCTTCGGTCCCCCTTTCTACAGAAAGAAAATCATGGCTACATATCGTTGTTTGGCAAGTGGTAATACGGTGACGTTCACTTTGCAACACGACATTGACTCAATGCGCGGCCACGGCGGCTACGTTTTGGTTGATGAGCAAGGTGAGCAGGTAAAGGTCCAAGAGGCCAGCAAAGAACTACCGATGACGCCCGCTGTGCCCGTAAAGCGCATGGGCAGACCCCGCAAGGCAGTAACCATCTAAGGAGCACATCATGCCAATGGTCGGAACAAAGAAGTT